AACATATTAAATATCAAGCTTTACCATGGCTTTCGGCCGTAAAAAATGTTCCGAGTAATGAACAATATGGACAAGATCCTCAAATTGAAATTAGAGGTGGTATATCGGGGTTTAGCGATCGATCAAGCGCGTCAATCTTTTAATGATCTTAAAGAACAACAAAAAGTGGAACCTATAATTATAAAACCTAAACGTAAATTAAAGAAGTAAGATGAGTACTACTGCAAGGTATATTGCATCAATAAGATCTAAAGTTATTGCAAAATCTACTAAAATTCAATATAAAAATCATATTGTTACAACTAATAATCTTTATAATGGCATTATTCCATGTCCGGCAATAAATCCTCAACAAATTGCTTTTAGTGATAAAGAATTAAGTTGTTGTAAACCTAGTCCACAAATTCAAATAAGATATTTAATTTATGATGGTGGTACACCATATGCATCAGGTCCAAAGATTTATGATGGTGGTCTTATATTCCGTGTTTTTGATGGTGGATCGCCTTATACAAATTATAGTAATGTTTACGATGGATTAACAATTGAACATATTTATGATGGCGGAGGTATTGAAGGTATAACAGGAAATTCATTTGATGGCAATTATCCTTTTATATTTAGTTATGATGGTGGAAATGTAAGTGGATCTTTACATACGTTTGATGGTGGTACTGCATCAAGTGGAGGATCTAGAGTATATAATAGTTTGCCCCCTTCTGTTCCTAATTATTACACTAATCCACCAAGTATATTTAATTTTGACGGTGGAGATGTATTAGGATCACAATTACATACATTTGATGGTGGTACGGCATCAAGTGGAGGATCTAGAGTATATAATAGTATAAATGTCCTTTCTCCTATAACAACTACAACATTAAGTGGTCTAGGTCCATCAGTAAGAAGAATTACTTTGGATGGAGGCAACAATACATTTTATTAAATAATAAATAAGGAATATGATATTAATTTATTGGGTATTTATAGGATTTATATGTGGATTATTTATTGTATCTATATTCAATCCTCCATTCCGTAAAATTCCTTTTGTTCCCATACCTGAAGATAATGAAATTTATCATACTAAGCATGGAGGTTGTATAAAAATCCTTTCAGAAGAAGTTGAATGTTCGCCTGATGCTATTTCTCTGAATGTAATAATAGGAAACAAATGATAGAAAAAGTTTTGAATAATCCTAAAGGTGAATTCTTTTTCTCTTTTTTAATTGGTATTGGATTAGCTATAATGATGTTCCATAAACCTATAAAATCTCAAAAAGTTCTTGCATTAGAACCTATAGAATTTGAAAATAAAATCGTTAAAGCTAATTCTAAATGTTTCAAATATCGCGTTGAAGATTCTACATGTTAATTAACTTAGTAATAAAATAAAATATGGACGCAACTGATTTATCTGATTTATTAGGTAATGCTCCTTCTCAACAACCTGCATTTGCTCCTATGGTTACAGGCGGAGGTGATCCTTTTATATCACCTATAAATACAATGTCAACTAAACCTGCTCCTGATTATTCTGGTCAAGTTAGTATTTTACGTTATTCAATTAAAGGATTATTATCATATTTCTCATATTTCTTAGCTGCTGTAACAATTTCTTTAAGTATGCCGCGTACATTAATTTTACAATATATTCCTAATTCTTATACATCAGGTGGAGTAGTATCTTATACTGGTGCTGCAGTATTAGGTGGTGCTGCTCTACTAATAACTTTTGTTTTAAATGCTGTGTTTAATGCTCTATTTTAATATTAGGAAATTATTAATAATAATATGAATTCAAAATTTGAACATTTAAGATTTGGTTCACAAGGATACAAAAAGGACTCATGTGCTTTTTTTCATCCTTGTATTTTAGTTGGTGCTGGTGAATTTTTAACTCCTGAATTTATTCAAAAGTATGATATTACTCATGTAATTAATTGTTCATTTGATGAATATTCACCTTCATGGTATAGAGAACAATATCCTTTTAATTATGTTTGTATTGAAGCTTATGATGGTGAAAATGTTAATATATTAGATTGGTATCCAAAATTTAGATATTTTTTAAATAAATATTTAAGTGAACCTTTATCTGAAGTTGTATATGTTCATTGTCAATTAGGTATTAATCGTAGTGGATTTTTAGCTTTAACATATGTATGTAAAGAACTGGGTTTTGATATTGAAAAAATGGAAGAATCTGTTATGTCTCAAAGACCATGTATATTACAAAATAATGAATTTCGTAAACAAATTTATGAATTCTTAGCTAATAAATAAGATGGCATCTCTTGGTAATAATTCTATATGGTCTTCTGTAGGTGGAGGAACAGCAACTTCTCAAATTATGGGACCATCATATTCATATGTTGATAGTGTACAAAGTCCTTCATCTTTAGGTATTGGAAGTGATGGAACAATTTCTCAATTAGCAAGAAATACAGGTGGAATAATAACATATGTTCAAAATTTAATTAGTGGTCCTGCCTTAGGAAATAGATTTTTTGTTAATACAGGTGGATCATGTAAAGCATCTGATGGTTCTGCACAATCAAGATTTAATTATATTAATAATGTTACAGATGCAGCTGAAGCTTTACCTGAAAGTATGCGAAGAGATTTAGGTGGATTGGCATCAGATTTTAATGGTTTAGTTCCAGGAATGATTCAAGATATTGGTGGATTAAATCCTACAACATTATTTGCTTCATTACAAGCTGATTCTGTTCCATCATGTGAATGTTATTCATGTCCAACAACAAATAACGGCTCAGAATCACATTTTTTAACTACATCATTAAGTCCTGACTTTGATGCTGATTTATGTCAAAAAGCAGATATAAAAATATGTATTGCTTCGGGTGGAGGAACAAAAGAATCATTTACAAATAGTTCAAATTCTCTTATTCCTGAATTATTTGCGTTAATTTCATTAATATATTTAAGAAGTATTTAAGTGAATTGATAGTTAATAACATAAGAAAAAAATGACAGAATCGACATTTCGGATTAAAAAATCAAGAGATAATTCAAAACAAGAACTTATTGGTGGAACTTTAGATTCTGTACATCAACAAGTCCTTTCAAAATTAAAAGAAGATAATTTAGATCATAAAGATATGAATGAAGAAATTAAAAAATTAGAATCTTTATTGAATAATACATCTAATTCCCTAGAATTATCATTAATATATAAACAAATTCAAAATTTGAAATTAAAATTAATTAAAAATAATAATTTAGAAGATTATTATTTAAAAAATTCAGATATTTTCTTGAAATATTATAGTGAAGATTCAAATATTAAAACATGTTTGAATACTTCTGCAGGAAATAATTCGAATACGTTCATGAAATTCTTGAAATCTACTGAACAAACTAATACATCAAGTCAACAATCACGTAAACAAATATTTGATGAATATTTAAGTAGACAAAAATTAACAGATGGATCAGAATCAACTAATAATATTGATATTGAACATTGTTCAAATTGTAATATTGCAAGAGAAGAACATTCATCTGAAGGTATATTAATATGTCCTAAATGTGGATCTGAAGAATTTTTAATGGTAGTTAATGATTTTGCTGGATTTAGAGATCCACCAAAAGAACGTAATAATTATGCTTATAAAAAAATCAATCATTTAAATGAAATTCTAAATCAATTTCAAGCTAAAGAATCTACTATAATACCTGATGAAATTATGAATGAAGTTGTATGTGAAATTAAAAAACGCAGAATTCAAAATATTGCTTCTCTTGGTGAAAAAGATATTAGGGAAATCTTAAAGAAATTAAATCGTAGTAAATATTACGAACACGCGGCGCATATTGTTTCTAGATTAAATGGCAATCCTCCACCAACTATAACTCCTGAGATTGAAGAGAAGATTAGAGCCATGTTTCAAGATATTCAGGCGCCGTTTCTTATGTATTGTCCAAATGATAGAACAAACTTTCTATCTTACTCGTATATTCTTTATAAGTTTTTTGAATTACTTGAGCTAGATGAATATAAAATATACTTTCCATTACTTAAATCAAGAGACAGATTAATTTCACATGATCAAATATGGGAAAAAATATGTGAGTATTTAAAATGGGAATTTATTCGTAGTGTTTAACGTTTACCACATAATCTATTATATTTATTAATTCTATCAAGAGAGTTTCCAATAATTTTCGGTTCCTTTCTTGGTTTATGAGACATAAGACCATGCATATAAATTTTTTCAACTTCGCCAAGAGTATAGCGTGACCTTCTTAAGAATGTAATCCACCTTCTTAATTTTTTATTCTCTTCTTCCAAAGAAGAGAATTTATCTTCCAGCGCAAATAAGTTATCTTCTGTATCTCTCCTCTCTTTCTGCTCATAATCTAACATTTTTACCAAATAACCATATTGTTCTTGCATGTCCTTAATTTCTGATTTATGAGCAGCAACCACATTTTTACATGCAATTTCAACTTCATCAATACCTGAATCCATGTTGTATTTTTTTAGTAATAATAATTGTAAATTGTGTAAAATAATTCGTTTTTATTACACTAGATAAATATAACTATATAAATGGGCTTATGTCAATCCAAGGATATGGCAATATGCCTAATAATATTCAATCCAACAAAATCTAAAAATATAATTAAAAATTATTTTAGTATGAAAGAACATCTTCTTAATTTACCTATATTTACTTTAGAATTAGTATATGAAGGAAGAAAACCTGAAATCTTAAACGCTTTTCATATATATGGAAAATCTATAATGTTTCATAAAGAAAATCTATGTAGAATTCTAGAACGTAAAATTCCATCAAAATTTAAGAAATTAGTATTTTTAGATGCTGATATTATTTTTAATAGTGATGAATGGTACACTAAAACATCCGAGTTATTAAATACTAATGACGTTGTTCAAGTATTTGATAAATGTCATTGGTTAGATACAAATGGAGATATTACTATGACAAGAGAATCAGTATTACATATGGATTCAAGAACATATGATTCAAAATACCATCCTGGATTTGGATGGGCATTTCGTAGAGAATGGTATAATAAAACAGGATTTTTTGATTATGCTTTATCAGGTAGTGGCGATGCATTATCAGTAATTAAATGGATGAATAAAACAATACCTAAAAATTATAAATCA